TCACTGAACGCGTCGGCGTCGTCGCCGATCATGCGGCGGAGGCGTATCCTGAGCAGGGCGAGCGTCGGCCTGGGCATGCTGAGCCTCCTTGGCGGGTTCGCGTCGTGGCGCGACCGCGCTGCGCCACTGCCGAGCTTCCTCCTCGGTCGCCTCGCGCCAACCGGGTTGGCGCAAGAGCTCGGCAGCATGCTCGTCGGTCACGTCCACGACGCGTCCCGATGGGTTCACGACGAGCCGCATCGGATCAGCTCCGCACGTCGATCCCGAACTCCGGCCGCAGGACGGCCACGCCGTACAGGACGTCGAGCGACACCCGCACGCCGCGGAACGCCGGGTCATAGCTGATCTGCGACCGGATGGCGATACCAGTGTCCGGGTCGACGATCGACGCCGACACCGTGCCCGACCCAGCCGGCGCGTCCGGAAGCGGACGCATGGCCAAGATGAACGCCTCCGGATGGAACGCCAGGTTATGCGTCGCCACCGGGCCATCGACGTAATCGGAGACCACCGGCGCGAGCTGGCTCATGAACACGGTGAAGCCGTAGAGCTGCCCGATCGCCCCCTGCTCGATGGCATCGCGGTTGCTGAAAGCGAAGTACGTCTGGAGCGTCGGGTCACCTAGGAGCGCGACTTGGTCCTTCGGCGAGATGACGAGGTAGCGGGGGTTGGCCGGGACCAAGTTCTCGTTGAGCCTGAGCAGCGCCTCACGGATGGTCGCGGCTTCCAGGTCCACACCAGGGGTGCCGATTGCGGTGCTGAGCGAGGCGTAGAGCGCCCAGATGTCCTTTTCGACCGCCTCAGCCAGCGCCAGCGCTGCCGGCCGGACGTAGCGGTCGAGCAGGTTGACGTTGGCCTGGGCCTGAGCCACGTCCTCGATCAGGAAGTCCACCGTCTTGTGCTTGTTGAGCGTGACGCTCTTGGTCGCCCCACCGGTCGGCGTCTGCAGGGTCGCGGCCGTATCCGGTGCCTTGTCGGTTGCCGTGAACCGGCCAGGGTAGGGGATGTTCAGGGTCTTGCCGACCCAACCGGGCTCGTAGTCGACGTCGCGCGTCACGAGCCGGGCGAGCACCATGTAGGGGCGCATCACCTCCAGCGCGCGGCGCGCCCAGATTTCCGGGATGAAGTGCGTGGCGACTGATGTGGTGATCGTCGGCATCGGTCACACCTCCTCATTCGAGGCGCAACCGGCCCTCCCGGACAGCACGCATGACCTCGGCCCAGTCGATCGGTTGCCGCGGGTCGAGCAGGTCCTCGCGTCGGATCTCCCGGCTGCCCCGGGGTTGTTCCGGATTGGCCGGCGACACCACCTGCGCCCGGAGGTACGGCCGCTCCTGGACCAGCCGCTCGAGCAGCTGCTCGACGTTGGTCGGTCGGCCCTGCTCGTCGTACTCGACCGCCGCCAGATCCAGCAGCTTGTAGGCTGCGTCCGGGTCGACGATGCCGAGCCGCGCTGCTGCACGGTCGACGGACGCGCGGACCAGTACCTGCTGGCGCTCCTCCTGGAGCGCGAGGAGCTGGGCTTCGAGTTCGGCGATGCGTCGGGCGAGTTCCTCGCGGGCCTGTCGTTCCTCGCGGTACGACCGACGGTACCGGGCCGCCTCCTGCCGGAGTTCGGCCAGTTGCCGTTGAATGTCCGTCTCCGTCCGCTCCATCTGTCGCACCGCCGCCTCCTGGGCAGGCGATGTGGCCGCCTGGGCCTCCGGTTCCAGCCGTGGAGCAGCAGCTGGTTCCGGTGCCGGCTCGGGTGCCGGCTCGGGCGCCGCGTTGGGCGCACCCTGGTCTCCTGCGTCCACCTGGGACGCGGTGCGGATCTCGTCTTCCATCTGTCCCTCCTGGGGAATCAGTCCTCGGCCAGTCGCTTGAGACTCTCAGGTGGTTCGAGCTCGATCGCGCGGTAGAGCCGCAGGAGCTTGCGTGCCGCTTGGCGTTTCGCCTCGGGCGGTGCCTTCACACCGCCGCGGGCACCGGCGAGCGCTGCGGCTGCGGCGATCACCGCGTTGCGGTTGAGCTTGCGACCCATCTGCTTCGGCTCGTAGACCGGCAGCTTGCAGGCCGCCTTCGTCCACTCGGACCGCGGCCCCTCGTTCAGGTTGATGAGGCACGCCTCGCAGAAGTCGACCGCGTCCTCGTAGTCGCTCTCCGTGATCTCGCTCCAGGGGCGAGTCGAGACTGCCATTATCCCTCACTGCACCTCCCGTCGCATGAGCTCGCTCAGTGGCACGAGTTCCGGTGTCGGCCCGTAAACCGGGTGGTTGCGGAGGCGCCAGAGCTTCTCCGGTTCCACGCCTCGCTCGAGCAGCGCGGCCCGCGTCGGCCCGGCGAGCTCGAGCAGTCGCTTCTCGTCAGCGAGCAGGACGTCGACGCCGCGACCGAAGTCGGGCTCGAGCTGGTCCCACGGTGGGCGCAGGACAGGGACCACCGTGCAGCGGCACCGCGGATGCGAGCGGACCGGCTGGGAGAGCGGGAATATGGTCCCGTGCAGGAGCGCACAGAGGAGGCAGGTGTACCGGTCCAGCTGGGCGACCCAGCGGTAGCCGCCGACGATCGCGCTGTTCGCCTGGTACGAGGCGACCGCCGCTGCGCGGTAGGCGTTGATGGTCTCGGTCCGCGCAATGGTGATCGCCCGTGCCAACGAGATGTCCAGAGCCTGCGCGACCAGGCGTGCCGTCTCCACTGGATTCCGGCCGAGCGTGATGCCGGCGAACAGTGCCGCCTTCGCCCGCTCCCACCCGACCCGGTTGGCTCGGCGGTACAGCGTCTCGAGGTCGGTCCCGCGGAACGCGACCGCCATCGCCTGCTCGGCCGATGACCAGGGCTCTGCCCACTCGAACGGGTAGGGCGAGGCCCGCTGGATCTGGGCGATGTAGGCGCGGACGTCGTCGAGTGCTCGCTCGGCTGCCTCGAGTCGCCGTCGTTCCGTCTCGCTGGCCGCGAGCGCTGCAAGTTCCTCCAAGCGCTCGCGTACGAAGCGCTCGATCCGGTCCAGGCGCGCCGGGTCGACGACCTTCTGCCTGAGCGCCCGCTCCACCTCGCGGCGCAGTTCCCGGATGACCTCGTCGTAGCCGCGGGCGAGCGCACGGAGGAGTTCGCGATCGAGATCCTCGAGCCTGGCCTGCGCCGCCCGCCACTGGCGCTCAGCGACCGTTCGGCTCATCGGTCACGGTCGTCTCCGGTGGGCGTGCCATCGCCCGGCGGACCATCTCGCCGAGCGACGCCTCGTCCTCCGCACGGTGCTGGCGCTCCAGGTCCCAGTCGAAACCGAGCCGCTCGAGGATGGTTCGCTGGCTCACTCCGAGCTGCGACCAGACGAGTGCTGTCCGCGCGAGCTCCTCCTGGTTCGCCGGGATCGGTTCCGGCCAGTGCAGGCGCACGTCGGCATCAGCGGTGGTGCGCCAACCTGCGAGGACGAGCGCCCGCTGCACGAGCTGCTCGACCATGCGGCCGTACAGCCGGCGCTTGGCCTCGAGGTCCTCCATGAGCGGCCGGTAGAGGATGCGGAGCGCGACACCCGAGAGCGCGCCGACGCCTTGCAGGCGTCCGACGGCCACCTCGGGGATGCGCGCGGTCTGGAAGAAGAGCTCGGTGAGCTGCCTCGCCAGTGCGAGCCCGTTCGCGAGGTCCGCGGACGGCTGCAACACCTCGAGCTCCTGCCCGCTCGCGAGGTAAATCACCTCGTCCGGTCCCACCCGGAGCGGGTGAGTCGGCGGGACGTTCCGCGCCACGGTCCGCGGGTGGCCGTGGTAGCGGTAGATGAGCAGGCTGTTCGAGAGCGCGAACCCGATAGCGCGGTTGAGGTCGATGAGGTCGTCCGTCAGATCCGGCCGTCCCCACACCTGGTTCGGCGCCGGGAGGTTCTGCGTGTCGACGACCGGCGGGAACGGGTACGGCCAGGGTGCCTGCCCGATGACGCGGTAGGAGGGGCTTCCGAGCTCGGTGACCTCGTCGACGACCGACCAGGTGTTGTTGTTCTGGGCCAAAATGCGCTGACGCCGCGTGACCGGTCGCCCGTCGGGGAGCTCGTCGTTCCAGGTGATGACGTAGCCGGTGATCCGGTCGATGTCCTCGGCCTCCCACTGGAGCTGCACCGACGTCGAGTCGAGGACGATGAGCCGCGGGAACGGACGGTCGGCGGTGAGCCGCAGGAACGCATGCCCAGTGATCGCTCCGTTCAATGCGGCCGACATGAGCTTGAGGTCCACTTCCTCGCGTTTCCACCAGCTGCGCAGCCATTCCTCCTCCGGCGTCTCGGTCCCCTCGGCCAGCTCGACTCGGACACCCTGCCCGAAGAGCGCGTGCACCTTGGCGTCGATCACGAGCTTGCAGAGGTTGGGGATCGACTCGAGGCGCGGCCGGCCCGGCTGGGCAGGGAGGACCGGAGCGAAACGTCCCTCGTAGGCGTCCCAGGCCCGCCGCCAGCGGGCGAGTTGGTCGGCCTGGTCCTGGAGCACCGCGCGCCGGACGAGCGCCGTCCAGTCGACGACCACGTCACCACCCCCAGATCGTCGGTCCGTAGGCCGGTGGCGGCGTCGAGGATGCTGCCGACCAGGCGAGGGCGAGCGCCATCACCCCGTCGTCGTGCTGTCCCGGTGGCGCGGTGTACCGGAGGAGACCCGACGGCAAGCGCTCGGCCGTGAACGCCTCGAGCTCGTCGATGAGCCAGCTCGCTTCGGACCAGCCCGGGAGGAACAACTGCTCCTGCTCGAGGGCGAGCGCGAGCGCGTCGACGAGCGCGTGCTTGACGCCTGCGTGGACTTGCACGGGCTGGACCGGTAGCCCACGTTGCAGGAGCTGTTCGACCAATGGCTCGCCCATCGCGTTCCGCTCCGCGACGATGGTGAGCGGCCGCCAGTGGTGGACGAGCGCGATGAGCTGCTGCATCTGCGTCGTGTAGTCGATCTGGCGGAGGCGGACGACGTCCGCAACCATCCGGTTCGTCGCGTCCAGGACGAGGAACACGCTGAAATCCTCGAATTTCCCCCAGTCGACGCCGATGACGTAAACGTGTCCCGGTTGCGGCCGCTCCTGGCGCTCGGCGATGGCCTGACTGCGCACGTTTCGGAAAATCCCGCCACCGTCCTCGACGAACTCGGCGAGGAATTCCTGCCGGAACACGCGCTCTGGGAGCGAGCGCCGAGCCGCCTCGATTTCGTTCGGGTCGATGAACGGGTTGGAGAGAGGGTGTCCGACGGTCGGCACCTGCCAGACCTGCCACTGGGCCGGGTCGCGCTGCGCGTCCTGCACGAGCTTCCAGAACCAGTTGCGGCCGCGCGGCGTGCCGATGAAGAGCGCGCGCCCCTTGCGGTCGGCGAGCGCTGGTCGGATGACCTCCGTCCAGGTGTTCTCGGGGATCGTGGCTGCCTCGTCGAACACGACGAAGTCGAGCCCCTCACCGCGCAGGCGATCGGGGTCGTCGGCCGAGCGGACCTGGACCCAGCCACCGGTCGGCGCCTGGACGAGGAGGTCGCCGAGCCGGATGACGATAGGGAGCCTCTGCTGGTCACAGACGCGTGCCAGCCGGGTGAGGTCTCGCCAGGCGACGGTGGCCTGCGCGTAGGTCGGAGCCAGCCACCAGACCCGTTTGCCGAGCAACATCTCCGCGAAACAGAGGACTGCGCCGAGCCGCGTCTTCCCCCAGCGTCGGCCAGCGACGACGACGCGAAAGCGGGCACGGTGCTCGGCCACTGCGCGCTGGCCGGGGTGGAGCGGCGGGAGCAGCACGTCCACGTCGACCGGTGCGACGGCCTGGCTCACGACTCGCCTCCCTCGGCCGGTGTCCCGTCGACCGGTGTCCCGTCGTCCCAGCGGAGGACGATGCGCAGCGGTCGCGCCGGGTCACCTTCGATGGTGAGCCGGTCACCGTAGCCACGATCGCGGCATTGGCGACTGAGATAGAACTGGATGGCCCAGGGTTCGCCCTCGGCGATGGCGCGGAAGAGGCGTCCCTCGGCACGGTCGCCGACGATCTCGCGCGCCTCGGCCAGGGCCGCGCGGCAGGTGGCGTAACGGCGGATGTAGTTGTAGACGGCCATCCGCGAGCAGCCGAGTCGGCGCGCGGCCTCCGCGAGGATGCCGTACGACTCGAGGATCGCCTGGGCGACCTCTTGAGGTGTGTAGCGTTGGTTCGCGT